AGTGTTGGGATCATCAATACACCAAACCAACCAACATAGAGACGGTTTTCAGTGGACGTTACCCAGGAGCAAAAGTTTTCCCAGGAAGATTGTTGCCTTTTTTGTGAAAGAGTTGTCATTTTGAAATGAGAGTAAGTATGACTGCAGGGAAACAGTGTTAGTAGTATTCCTCCAACACCCTCAGATGGAGGTATGAGAGACTGTTATTTAATGACGCTGTTTAGTCTCGGTGAGGCGTCAAATGTGTCGCTTTGTAACGACAACTTACTATATAGGGTTTTCCGTATCTTGTCAACCGTAATTGAAGGTGGACTCTAGGAAATCTGACATGTGGGGACATGTCTCGGCATACTCTAGCACACGTCGGTGCTTGTATGCCCACTCATCGACCTTGCGACGAGTAACAAGCTCTGGATACTGGAAGTATTCAGTGAGTCGCTTGTTGACAGTAGTATAACCAGATCCTGCAAGGATGTGGAGGACTGGTGTGCCACCATGTGTGATGGGTTCGTTGCCATTCATAATATACTGAATGACTTCATGGGTGCCTGTCAAATTATACTCTAAACCATCGCTGATGTGATTCCAGTATGGAGTGTCACGGCGACGACTGTAGTAGTAGTGTGCCTCTACAAACTCACGCCACCCGTCCATATGCTCACAGAGATTATGGTTGAAACGATCACGCTGGAATTGTCCAGGCAAAGGTGCCTCCTGTAGGAGGTCCATGAGAGCAAGGATGCCATGGTGTGTGTTGAAGAGACTTGTAGATTCTAGTGGTTCGATGAATCCAAATGAGAGTCCGATGGACACACAGTTACCTGTCCATGCTCTCTCATGCCTGCCGTTTTCAAACTTGATCAGACGTGCGTCATCGTAACCGAATTCTTTACGGGCATCCTCCTCGCTCTGAAACTGTGAGGAGAATACATATCCTCTGCTGATAAAGTCATAGGTAGGGATGGTCCACTGCCAACCAGCAGTCATTGCTTTGGCGTTGGTGTAGGGCACCATCTCTTCTTGACGATTGATATAATCAGTCTTAACTACGAGTGCTCTATCATTGATAATGGAAGAGAAGGGTTGCCACTTGCTAAGCGATCCTGCGAGCACTGCTTGCTGCCCACTACAGTCGATAAAGAGATCACCAAAAATCTTTTCTCCCCCGAGTTTGTATGGTCCACCTGTGACCACGACATGCTCGATGTTCCTTCCCTTAGTAGCAACAGACTTAACTTTACTATCAACCACCTTAAGATCCTTACAAAAGGTCCTTCGTAGGTAGTCGGAAAATGCTGCTCCGTTGATATGGAATGATCGGTCTTTTGCAAGGTCATAGGGCTCCAGAATATCTTTATTCAGTGGGAGTCGCCCTGCTTCTGCCACCGTCACGAATGGCATGAATACCTCCGAGAAGGGAGGTAGATTGTCTGGGTGAAATGCTTTGGCGAGCATCCACTCCTGAAATTTTACGGTTTGTAGGACAGATTGTCCATTGGGATAGTGAAATACTTCTCCTTCCTTGACGAAACCATCAAACCTTGAAGAGGATTTGAATGTTGCTCGTGCAGCAGGAAGGAATACTTCATCAGTGATCCCCATGTACTTGAGATACTGATTGATGTGTGGTGTCGTGCTCTCTCCCACTCCGATAGCATCACCACCATTGATCATGGTGATGTCCCAAGTAGGAAAGGTCTTGCAAAAAGCAGCGGCAGTCATCCATCCTGACGTGCCACCTCCAACGATTACGATACGCATTAGGTGTCTTTGGGTTTCTTGATTACTTTTTTCATCAGTTTAGCATACGCAACCTCTTGAGGCGTATACCATTCAGGATGTTTCTTTGCTTGTTTGATTAGTTTCTTGATTGCTTTTTTGTCGCTCAGATCTTTCATTTATACTTTGCCATCGGGAAAATTCCTTAAAGAGTTTTTCACCAACAAAAGCATAAAGGTCACCGTTATGGCGACCTAATTCTTCTTCCAGTTGTTGTTGCGTCGAAGGGACTTGAAGCATCCCGTTTGACACATAATAGTGACAGAACTCATACACTTCTCTATTTATGGGGATTCCCTCATGTATGAATGCAGTAAGGCAAATCTGCCTCTCTGCCATCTTGCCATCATCATAGCGCCAGTCATCAATCATGCGGGATCATCCTGAATTCTTTCTTGGTTTTGAAAGCCTCCTGCCCAGACTTACATAAATGCAGGAGGAATTGAGCTTTTGGTAGAGATAGATTAGAGTAGTTTTTTAACTTGATCCACTCTCCTTCCCAGTAAAACTCCAGACAATACATTGTCTCATCCAAACATCTTAAGTTTATTTAGATATTCGTATGCGTAGGTTTCACGGGCACCTTTAATACCCCAACCCAACCAGCGGTAGGCAGGTTTCATATAGTACGAGATGGTCTGACCCCCTCCTTGGAAGTAAGGGAGTTGACGTTGGAAGACACTCTCGTTAACCATGTAACGGAGTTGGCAGTTGAATTCAGAGGGGTCACAGAAATACTTCTTGGCAAACTTGCCAAGGTTATTGTATCTGTTTACGCTGGTCCACTGAATGATGCCATAACCACCCCGATGACAATCGTGGTAAGGAACTCTAGCACCTCCCTCGCATATATTGGCAATGAAATTAGACTCCTGTCTAATGTTGCCAAGAATTGTAGCAATAGCATTTTTGTCGTTGATCTTTACGTCTTGTAAATACGCTACGACTTTCTTCTCCTCTGGTGTGCAGTCAACGCACTCCCATCTGCGCTCATAGATCTTAGTAGGTCTGAGTCCTGCTGCTTCAGATTTCTGAGGGGAAGAAGAAGCACATGCCATAAGCAGTGGCAGCATTGCTGATACCATTACAAGTGGTCTCATGTTTAGTCTATCCATAGTAGAAAGGGGTCCCGCAGGACCCCATTAGTATAGCGTATTTAGTTGTCCTGTCAAGATGGAGTGTACACTGGGACCATTGTCCCACCGCCCAAATCATCGTCATCACCGTCATCATCTGTGTCTGCCAGTAGCAGCATGAAGAAGAATGGAGTGAATATAAAAATTATGGTCTGTGCCCACTCTAAACTCATCACCAGATACCTGGGATGATCTGTCCAGTGGTGGCATAGGTGCCCATTGCTGCAATGATACCAATCATTGCTGCCCATCCGTTGAATCTTTCTGCTTCAGGTGTCATTAGAATACTCCAAAGAAAAGTTTGCCAGTGAAGGCATAGGACAGGAATGCGGAGACCAAACCAAGCATGGCGAGTCTACCATTAAGCTTTTCAGCTTTCTCGTTATGAGTTTCGTAAACGTCAGATTGCATTTTCTTCAATACCTCAGGATCGATATAGGGTTGAGTCTCTCTAGCAAACATGTTTTGTTGACCGTACTCGTTAGTCGTTGTAGTCATTTTTAGTTTGTTAAGAAACGTTACACATACTATATATCAATTTGTAAAGTTTGTCAAGCAATCCTTAAGAAAATGTGATGACATCCTGACCTTGACCAAAGTCCACGTTTACAGGACCCGCTGCGCCAGCACCAAACTCGACACTACTGAGTGAGATCACGTCGCTACCTTCACCGCCAACAATACCAGTGTCAATGTTTTGATAGTCGAAGTTATCGTTGAGATAGATCGGACTGCTAGGGAATTCAATCTGTGGCACGTCATCAGCACATGCTTCAGTGATGGTCTGCACACCATTGTAGTGACGCCACAACTCACTCAGGTGATTGCGGTTGAATTTGGGATCGTCGATCGCACTGTGCAATGCTTTCTTCAGTGCTTCGGTTGCTGCTTTCAATTCTGCTTTCATAATTCCAATGACGGATTACTCCGCTAACGATAAAACAATTAGTGACAAGATAGGATACAAAAATGCAGGTGCGTACACCTGCAACGTAGTTATCATAGGGTCCTGTCTTGTCATCAGAGAATGACCCTAGGGAATACTTCCAAACTTTAATCGCGTGATTTAACACTGTCCTTCACATAAGATGGCACACCATCAGGGTCTAACCATTTGGTGTATTCAAAATCTTCCATAGCATAATCAAGTTGAGTGCTATTGTCTAGGAGATACATGTCCTTATACTTATCGGTATAGGAGCATACCTTCTGGATACGGTAGTCAGGAAATCCATTCTCCAGCATCCCACACTGCACATAGCGGTAGGGGAAACGCTCAAGGAGGACGGTTGTCTTTTTCATGTGTGTCTGAGTGTCTTCAAATATGATAGCACATTCTCTCGGATCCACAAGAGCTCGTGATAACATTTCTGCTCATGAGCATGTGCCCTCAGGTTAGGATCAGGCTCCAGCACACTCTCAATGAAAATGTCTAGTCCCCTATTCCATTTGTCTTTTTGTGACTCCATAGGCACCTCGTAAATTACGGTATTATTTAACAATTAAATAAAATTAAACCACCCAGTGATAATCATCTTCTCTTTTGTTTGGGACACTCTACCACGATGATGGAATGTCCAGTCTGCTGGCCAGATTACAGTGTATCCACGCTGCGCTGGGACATACCTCTGTTGATGATACCATTCTGTGCCACCATCAGGCACATCATTAAGGTATGTCATAAAAACTAGGTGTCGGTAAGTGTTTCCAGGCAAAGCATTAGACCTTTCGGTATGCCACTGCTTGAATCCACCACCTACAGGATAGTGTTGCATGGATAGAGGCTCCACTACCTGAAAACGTGAGGTCTCCGCGAAAGGAAACCTCACAAGGTATTGATTTAGGACATCTTGAAGTGCTTTCATATAGTCTTGCACTTGAGAGCAGTTAAGTTGAAATGGAATGTGTAGATCAGTGGAGTCTTTATACTCCTTGTCTACTGTTACATCTCCCTGCTTCAGCACTTGACCTTCATGAAAATTCAAGACGTTTTGATTATGCCAGAATTCCTCAAGACCAACAACAACGGATTCATCAATAAAGTTACCCCAGATAAAGTCACTACACTCATCATTAAGTGGGGTGCAAATGTTGCCCTTATAAATTGTGATGTCTTCTTTAAGCATAATTCATCCCGACCAGGGTAAAGTTTAGGTCATTTCCAGGACGCCATCAGCAATCATGTTATCAATGAGAATCGTATAGTCCTCCTCAACATCTAGTCCCCAGAAGTGGACGTGACGTGCGCTCTTGTCACTGTAGAA